TTGACGCTATTCTGGGCGTTGAAAAAATGATCCGCACAATTGACGACAAAACGCTACAAGTTAAGATTCGTCCAGGTGTTCAACACGGTGACGAATATTCTTGTTCTGGAATGGGATTTCAAAACTCAAGGCATAGACACACTGGTAATTTTATCATTATTGTTAATGTCAAAGTTCCAACAATTACTGATAGTGCAATAAGAGCCAAACTAGAAGCCATTCAAAAAGAAATTAATAATTTACCTCAATAACTTCTAAAAAATAACTTGACAAGTTACAAGTTTCGTATATAATAGAGTTTGAAGGTATTGTTTATCTGATATAATAACAAAGGAACGAGAATGGTAGAACCAAGTGAGAATTTAAAGTTAGTTTTTGAAAAGGCCATTGATGTAGCCAAAAAACTACAACACGAGTACTTGACTGTTGAGCATTTGCTTTTTTCCATGCTGTGCGAAGAAAGTTTCTTTAAATGTGTTCAAGGATACGGTGCTGATCCCGAGTATATCAAAAAAAATCTTGAACATTATCTAAAAACTAAACTCAACGATATTGTGACCAATACCGTTGGTAAACCTAAAAAGACACAAGCAGTTGAACGTGTGTTAAATCGTGCGTTTACACAAGTGTTGTTTAATGGTCGTCAACAAATTGAACCATCAGACGTTTTCCTAGCAATGATGGGTGAAAAACGATCATGGGCATTATATTATATTCAACAAGCAGAAATTGACAAAGATAAATTTGCCGATTACATTAACAACGAAGTAGAAAGCGGCGAAGAAGAAGTGCATGATAATCAAAGCGAAAGAGCGTTAAAAGCATTCACAACCAATCTTAACGATTCAGTTAAGAAGAATAAAATTGACCCTGTAATAGGTCGTATTGAAGAATTAGAAAATATTGCTCTAGCAATGGGACGTAGAAGTAAAAATAACGTAATGCTAGTTGGTGATCCAGGAGTTGGTAAAACCGCTATTGCTGAAGGCCTTGCTTTTAACATTGTTAATGGTGCAGTTCCAGATTTTCTAAAAGATTACCAAGTGTTTAATTTAGATATCAGTGCCATGCTTGCTGGATCTAAATATCGTGGAGATTTTGAAGAACGTTTTAAACTTGTTCTCAAAGCATTAGAAAAGAAAGGCAAGACTGTACTGTTTATTGACGAAGCACACATGATTAGCGGTGCTGGCAGTTCTGGAAATAGTGCCAATGACCTTGCCAACATGATGAAGCCTGCATTAAGCAAAGGTAACATTAAAGTTGTAGCGTCAACTACATGGGATGAATATCGCAAGCACTTTGAAAAAGATCGTGCGCTCATGCGTCGTTTCCAACGCATTACAGTTGATGAGCCCACTCCAGAAGTAGCATTGCAAATTCTAAAAGGTCTTAAGAAGTATTACGAGGGTCATCATAAAGTTAAAATTCTTGATGAAGCTTTACATGTTGCAATTAAGTTGTCCGTTAAATATCAAGCAGATAAGAAGTTGCCTGATAAAGCAATTGACTTAATTGACTGTGCATGTTCTCGATTTAACTTAAAACTTGCAGATGAACGAGTTGTTGGTGAACGTGAAATCCAATACGAACTAGCACAAATGGTTCAAATGCCAGCAGAGCAAATTGCCGAAACTGAATCCAGTAATTTGTCTACTTTGGAAACAGAGTTACAAGCAGAGGTGTATGGGCAAGATACTGCTATTACAGAAGTAGTTGATAAAATTCTTGTTGCCCGTGCAGGACTTAAAGCTGATAATAAACCAGTTGGTAGTTTTGTGTTTATGGGTCCAACTGGTTGTGGTAAAACTGAAACTGCAAAAGCACTTGCTAAACAGTTAGGTGTTAAACTTATTCGCTTTGATATGAGTGAATATCAAGAAAAACACAGTGTGTCTAAACTAATCGGTAGTCCCCCAGGATATGTTGGCTTTGAAGAAAATGCTGGCTTGCTAATTACACAAATTCAAGAGAATCCAAATTGTGTATTATTGTTTGATGAAGTTGAAAAATCACATCCAGACGTAAGTACAATTTTGTTACAGCTAATGGATAACGGGTTTGTTACTGGCAGCAATGGTAAGAAAGCTGATTGCCGAAACTTGATTCTTATATTGACCACTAACGCTGGCGCACAAGCAAGTGAAAAAAATCAAATTGGCTTTGGTGCACAAGAAAAAGACTACACTGATTCTGATCTAAAGAAGTTTTTTGCTCCAGAATTCCGTAATCGATTAGATGCTGTTGTTACCTTTAAGAAACTTGGCAAAGACATTATGGTTAAGGTTGTTAACAAGTTTATTGCAGAATTGAGCGCACAGGTCAAAGAAAAGGGCATTAAAATTAAGATTGACAAATCTGCAATTGAACTACTAATTGAAAAAGGATTTGATTCAAAAATGGGTGCTCGTCCTTTGCAGAGAACTATTGATCAACTAATTAAACGTCCGCTAAGTAAGATGATGTTATTTGGTGAACTAAAGAATGGCGGGCATTTGACTATTGGCTCGTTAAACGGTGAAATTACTCTTACTAAGAGAATAAAAATAATCAAGCCATTATTGCTAGAAAATGAAACTCAACCAGAAAATACTAGTCAAGAAAACTAAAAAACTTTTTATGGACAAATACCAGTACAAGGCAGTACTGGTATGTCCAGTTTCAGCTTGGTTTAGGGGTTGTGATTTAGACTTTGCAAGGCACAAACTAAAAGCAATTGATCCAACTAAACTACCCTTATTGTCTCCCCCATGGAGTAAATTAAGAAGTTTAGCGGATTTAGATTTTTGCTTAATTCTCGAACACAAACTATCAAGTTTTCAAAACTTTGATATTAGAGTTGAACATCCGTTATTAAGTTTTTACACTAATGATTTTAACGATGTAGTATCGTTAACGTCTGTTGATATTGATCGTACAAAGTATGTTAGTATTCCAGACGAATTCTTGTATCCCAAGTTGGAAAAGAACACTGTATTTTTACCTAAGATTGATTTTGAATTCAAAATAACCATGGGTAAGACTCGTACTAGTTACGACAGCTTTATTAAATGGGCTAATACTAGTGACAAAGTTCGATTAACTAAGAAATGCATACAAGAATTGTCAGCTGACTATTCATGGGGAGGCAGTTACTTCTATGTTAAAGATGAGAAGTCTCTTACCATGGTGAAGATGTTTTTAGGCAGTGAAATCAGCAGAATAGACCGCGTAATCAACGCAATTCCAGCTTAAACAGAACAATCTCCTTAGAAGCTAAATTAGCTAAATATACGAACGGCGGATTAATATGAGTACGTTATTAGTCTTACAGCTTGGACATATATGAAAATTACAGAACTATTCAATAATACATCAAAGAGCATAGATGATGAACTTGAGCTAGATAAAATTGGGCTGAATAAAAAGACCAATGATCATAGCTCAGCAGATGACGAATATTCATTCGATCTTGCTGAAGACATTATCTATTTCATGCACAACAACGATGATTTTTATCGTAAAAAATTCTTTCCTATATTAAACTTATGTAAGAAACAGTTTGATCAAGGTCAATCATTTTCGCACAGAGTGTTTAAACCAGTTGTTACAAAAGCGTATAGCATATACAAAGACGAATTCCCATTAAGAGAACTTAGAGACGAATTAGATAAAGAAATGATTGAAGAAATTTGTAAGAAAATTCACGAATCTGAGATGACGAATATGCGTGAAGGGGCTTACAAATGATTTTAAACGAAGGCGGCAACATTTGGCCTGAGAGTACTGATTACGAACAAACTGTTGAAATGATTGACGGTTTAGTTCAAACCACTGAAGAGTTTGTCAGTGAAATTGGTCTAAAGATTCATGTCATTGGTAGTAGTGCTACGCCTACGCAAAATGCTTATTTAGGTGGTGAGCTTATTGGTATCTACAGAGAGCGTGAACAAAAGTTTGTTCCAGTTAAAGCATACGCAGACAAATACAACACTGGAGAATTACCACAAGGTGTTGAACTAAAACCAAAAAGATCTGGCGACTTAGACGTTATGGCAGATTTAAATGATGCTGCTAGATTCTTTAAGACTAAAGATGGAAAAACAACACGTCAAGCGTTAGATGATTTCTTAAAAGAAAAAGGTTTAAAAACCCACAAAGCTGGTGTAACAGTTCATACACTCATTCCTTATGGTGAAGGTTTTTATCAAGTGGACATTAAAATTGTTCCTAAAGCAGAAATTGTAAGTAGATTTCATCACCACGCTATCCCACCAGGCAGTCCATACAAAGGTGTTAATAAACAAATGATGATTAATACACTTGCTAGCAGTGGAGGATTTTTGTGGAGTCCAGACGAAGGTCTTTACAAACGCGATGCTGCTGGTAAGAAGGCAGAGTTTATTAGTGATGATTTAAATGTTATTGCTCAAACGTTACTTGGACCAAACGCAAATGCAGATAGTTTGGGCAGTGTTGAAAGTATAATGGATGCTATTCCAGACGAAGCAAAACGTAATGAAATTTTCGACAAGGCAAAGGCATCTAGCAGTTGGCAAGCCGCAACTCCCACAGTCGGTACTAACGAATGGTTTAGTCGCACACTAAGGATGTTGAAATGAGATTAAGAGAACTATTTGAAGCAGCTCCACCCAAAGTAGGTCGTAAGTATCAACACATTGAAGACTTGGCGTTTACTAACGGCAGTAACGGAGCGCACCATGCAGTTGAACGTTTACGTAGCATGGGCAAACAATCTGGTTCAATTGAATTAAAGTGGGACGGCAGTCCAGTTGTATACTGGGGTCGTGATGAGGATGGTGTTTTCCGTTTATTTCCTAAAAATGCGTGGGATTATTTGAAGCGTGGTACAACACAGACCAAGAGCGGTGTTAGTACTGAAATGAATAGTCCAGAAGACATTAGAAATTTTATTTTAGGTACTGGTAATACAGAACCTGGTAAAGAAAAACAACGCCAAAACTATGCTAATCAAATGGCAAGTTTGTGGAGTTACTTTGAAAAAATTAGTCCAGAGGTTGGATATATTGAAGGTGGTATTTTATTTCATCCTGGACAACCAGCAAAATTAAATCCCAAAACAGGCGATTACGATTTTACACCAAACATTACTAGTTTTCATATTCCAGCAGATAGTGACTTGGGTAAAAGAATTAGAACTGCAAAAGTTATGGTGGCAGCAACTGGCTATTACGAAACAATGGGAACTAGCGATGAAACACGTTATCCCAACGCAGAAGAATTAAGTACACCAGACGTTATTGTGCAAGGCACAACTTATGTTGAAGAAGCTCCAGATGTTGATGATAGTGAGTTAGATCAAATTGAGCAATACATTGATGCAAATGCAGATGCTATTGATGCCTTTTTAGCACCCAAGCCAGGACTAAGCAAAGTGGGTGATATATTATATACATTCTTTAATCAAAATTTACGTGTAGCTGGAGTTAAAAATAAATTTCAGTCTTGGATTAAGAATCAAGTAGCAGCTAAAAAGATGTCGGCAGCTATGGCACAAAAAGTTTTATCTGATCCAGGATTAGATGCAGTTCTAACCACTGTGGAGATGATAACTGCTGCTAAGATGAATTTAATTACTGCATTAGGTGCAGGCACACATAGCGGCATTAAGCAAACTAAACCTGAAGGTTATGTTCAGGCCCATCCAGGCGGAGAATTTAAACGTGATGTTCCAGGACAGTTTGTTAAGGCAATTGACCAAGCTAACTGGGCTCCAAGGAAAGACTAATGAGATTACGTGAACTATTGATAGAGAATTTAGACCGTACTGGCGAAAGTAAAAACGCAGTTGTAGGCTGGGGCCGTGGCATGGGGCACAAAGGTCACATGATGCTGGCCAGTAGCGTTTTAACACAGGCAAAAGATGATGGTGCCGATCCATATTTTGTAATCAGCAAAACAATGGGCAAAGATGATCCGTTAAGTCCTGATGAAAAATTAGACATTTACAATCAAGTATTTCCAAATAATCCCAAAGTGTTCAACACAGCAACTGATGAAATGCCTGACTTGAATAGAGTACTTAAAAAGTTAGCTACTATGGGCTATGGTAATGTTACTGTAGTTGTTGGTGCTGACCAGGTTAATGCATTCCAATACCTAGTACGTCCAGACAAGTCTGGAGTTGAACCGTATAAGCAGTTTGGTTTAGATGATTTAAAAGTAATTGCACGTCAAGAAACTAATGATCCAAGCAGAGAAGAGGAAGGTCCACGTGCTACACCTATGCGTCAAGCATTGTTAGACCCCAACATGAGCGATGAGGAAAAGTTTCAAGTATGGCGTGATTCAATGAATCCAGAAATTGACGATGAAAAAGTCAAACAACTAATGCAAACTGCATTACAGCGTATGCAAGACTTTGCAAAACCCAAAGTAAGAGTAAAGAAAGACAAAATGGCAGCAGAAAACTCTCGTAACCCAGACTTAATGAGTCCAAGCGATTATGATCGCTATCAACAAAATCAAATGGACTATGAAAAACGTGATTTCAAACGTCGTGAAATGGAACATGAACTAGGACACGAAGATGAATGGCAACGCCAGCAAGATTCTAAACCAGTAGTAGTAGGTAGGTATTTTTATAACGTGCCAGCTGGCAGAGAAGACGAAGCAGCCAGCTACGGAATCAAACAAACTAAGAGTGGTAAATGGTCTAAGGCAAAATATAATAAGAGCGGACGCACATGGGGATTCCAAAAAGATCTTGCAGATAAAGCATTTGGTAATGGAAGATACTGGGAACCAAAAAAATAATTATGAAACAGTATAGGATCACTACACAGGATTTAAACACGGATAGTAGCGATGACTGCTATCTTGATCCCAATGATCCTATACATGAACTAAAAGCACTTGCAGGTATTGGCGGAGGTTTAGGCGGGCAAGCTAAACTACAAGAATACAGAGGTATGCAAGGAAGTAATATCAGTGCAACGGGTGACAGTAAAGGAGCCCTTATGAAGAAGCATGATATTAAACCGGGTACGCCCGAGTGGTTTAAATTGTGGTTTTCAAGACCATATCTAACTGGTGAAAAACCAATAGATTAATAAACCAATAAATACACTACAATGGAGAAATAAAATGAGTTTTGATTTTGATTTTACACTAGAAAAGGTAGCCGCTTGTATTAGCAAAAATAAAGATCCTGAATCATGGTTCAAAGCACTTGCAGAGCATTTACCACAGTTCGAGATTAATACTCCAGCAAGAGTCGCTGGATTTATTTCGCAATGTCAGCACGAAAGTGGTGATTTTAATCTACTACAAGAAAACTTAAACTACGGAGCCAAAGGCTTACGTGGCACATTTGGCAAGTATTTTCCAACAGACGACATTGCAGTACAATACGAACGCAAACCAGAGATGATTGCTAATCGTGTATACTCAAGTCGTATGGGCAATGGTGACGAAACTAGCGGAGAAGGCTGGAAATATCGTGGTCGTGGATTACTTCAATTGACTGGTAAGAGTAACTACACGCAATGTAGTAAAGATCTTTTTGGTGATGATACACTTGTAGAAGATCCAGATCTTTTACGAACACCAGAATATGCAGTACTAAGTGCTTGCTGGTTCTGGAAGAAAAACAATTTAAACGCAATTTGTGATACTGGCGATGTAGTAGCACTGAGCAAACGTATTAATGGTGGAACTATTGGTCTTGATGACCGTATTTCACACTGGAATCATTGCTTGGAAATTTTAGAAAGCTAATATGAGGTTGTGGGAAATATTACAAGAAGAAGCAACTGCCGGTTCTACTAGTGCCGGCAGTATTGCTACGGTTGTTAGCCCACACTTAGCAATTGGCAATAAGAAGACGCGAAACAGGTACGGAAAGGGTGGTAAGCCAAGGCCTCCTAAAGCAAAACAAGCGAAAAACAAAGACGGAACAGCGAAAAATGCACTTGATATGAAGGGCAGTATTTTCGGCGGCAAGCCCGTAAAACGCTAAATACAACGATAACGGAGTTTACTATGCACATCGATATGCAACCACAAGATGATATGAATGGCTTACCAGGCGGCGAAAGAGACCGTGAAGGTGCTATGGCCAAAGCTGACTTATACAAGTTAGCAAATTACAGTTTAAAACTATTTAAAATGATGGAAGCTAATACACAACTAGAAGGTTGGGTACAGGCTAAGATCACAAAAGCAGCTGATTATGTCGCTAGCGTATACCACTATATGGAATACGAAATGAAGTTTAGCGAATACGGCCAAGCTATCGATGACAGCGATGTTTATTCAGAAAGCCAAAAACGTGCTCTAAGAGGCAAGTTAATGGAAGCTAAAGAAAAGATCAAAGACCTTAAGAAAGCTCAAGCTGAAAAGATCAAGAAGAAAGAAGAAAAGGTCGATGAAGCAAGTGGTGTACGTGCAACAGACAAAAAGAAAGGCAAAGTTGAAAAGTCTGAAAAGAAGCAATACTTTGTCAAGTTAGAAAAAGACGGCGCGACGAAAGGCATGACTATTACTGCTGACGAAGGCGAAGCGCAAAGTGAAGTGCGTGATCGTGCCGCACGTGATGCACGTAGTGGCGGATGGACAGTGGCTAGCATTCGTCTTAAAGACAGTGGTTCAGGTGAAGAATTAGACGAAGCTAAAAAATCAAAGAAAGCTAAAAGAGACTTTGATAAAGATGGTGAAGTAGAAACTGAAAAAGAAGAAGTATTTGGTTCACGTCGTAAAGCAGCCGGTTTACCATTTAAAGAATCTGCAGAAGAAAAATTTGCCAAAGAACGACAAGCCAAACGTGATGCTGAAGAAGATGAATGGGCAAAAAGCCATGCACTAGACAAAGTTAATCTCCGCCGTCGAAACAAACAGGATGCTGAAGATGAAGAATTTTTAGCCAGCAGATCTGGTTCTAAAACAAAAGAAAGCATAGGACAAATAGGTAATAAACTTAGTGCTGCTGCTAAATCTGCCATCCCAGCAACAGCAACAACTACAGTACCAGGCATGAGAGCCACTGGCGCAGATTTAAAGAAAGCAAATGCCAGTGCGGCACTTGGTGAAGGCAAATGCAACCATACACCTAAAGGTAAAGCATGTCCAGTCCACGGTTTAAAAGAATGTGGCACATACATGGAAGCTAAAAAAGGAACTGGTGATGTAGGCAAGCCTAACACTGGTGGGAACAAAGGTTTCAAAGGTGTAGTTACTAGTGCTAAAAAATCTGGTTATTCAACTGAAGTTGCTAACAAGATTGCTGGCAAAGTTAAAAAAGACATAATGGCAAAGAAATAATACCATGGACATGAAGAAACTCCTATCCATTGTTGATAACAGTGGAACTAAAGAAAAAACAATAATCACTGAAGGTACTAACATGGCTCAACAAATGGTCATGCAACAGTACTCTAAACCTCAACAAACTACTCCTAAGTTCAAAAGCAACATTAATGAATATTTAAAAGTAGTCAATAATGAAATGCTAGGTGCGCTACAAGAACAGCAAGAGCAGAAAAAGATACAAGTTAAAAAGATTGTCAATCGTGTTTTGACTCGTATGGACGAGGGCAAAACTGTTAAAGCTGAAGCTCCTAAGCCACGCAACTTTGTAGCTAAAAACGCAACAACAAGTGGCGCTGGCGCACACAAAGATAAAAAGAAAGCTGACAAGCAAGGCGATGTTAAGCACAAAGCCAAAGCATTGGAACTAGCTGAGTTACGTACTGAAGTAAAAGATAAAGATGGTAAAGTCACAAGTTGGAAAGATGAAGGCGAGTGGAAAAAGTCCACTGCTAATAAAGATGGTCGTGGCAAAGTTACTAACCTAAGTGACAAAGCACGTCGTGAAACAGAGAAGTTGTCTAAGAAAGAACAAGATATTGACGAAGCAGCCAAAAAAGGTCTTTACTATAATGTAAACAAGCGCAAGGCTGCAGGTACTAGTAGACCAGCTAGCCATCCAAAAGCACCCACAGCACAAGCATGGAAGGATGCTGCCAAGACAGCTAAGAAAGAAAGCATAGCAGAAAGCTATGGTAGTGTAGAAGTTGGCGCACCAGTTAAAGTATACAGCAACGTACTAAAGAAAGCAGTATTTGGCAAAGTTGTTAAACTTAGAGAAGGTCGTGCTTATGTTCAATATGATAATACAAAAATTATCATGGGACACCCAATTGACGCTGTTCAATTGAAAGAAGCAGCAACGGTTCCAGCACCAGCACCAGGCATGTTAGCGGGAGCAGGTAAGTTGGCAGGTAGATTTTTACCAGGACTTGGCGCAATAGCTGGCGGTGTTGATGCTTACGATAGAATTAAGAAAGGTGATTACACTGGTGCTGCACTATCAGCCGGTGCTGGTTTAGCAAGTTTTGTTCCAGTTGTTGGCACAGCGGCAGCAATGGGATTGACCGCAGCACAGCTAGGTAGAGATAAAGCACGTACTGGTAGTTTCCTTCCAAGCGAAGAAGAACAATTAGCAGCGGCAGCTAAAGATAAAAAGGCAGCAGCTCCTGGTCAAACGGCAACTCCGGCTCCAGGCGCAATGACTCCTAATCCAAAAGCTCCAGCAACTGCCGCAGCTAAACCTCAAGGAAATTTGGGAGTTAAGCAAATGCAAAAAGAATTAGGTGTTGATGCTGATGGCATAATTGGCCCATTAACTAAAGCAGCAATTGCTAAGAATCCCACAGTAGCAGCAAAATATGGTTTTGGTCCTGATGGCGCTGCATTACCTCAACAAGCAGCAACTCCTGGTCCTGGCGGCAAAATAGCATCAGCAGTTACAGCGGCCCTTCCAGTTGCCGGTGCGGCAGCTAGACAAGCATTAACTAAATAAACAGAATTCAAGGAAACTATCATGGACTTACGAGCACTTATCAACAAAATGGATCAGCTTTCAGAAGCTGAAGATCCAACAGCAGTTATTGCAAAATATACAGAAATGGGTAAAAAGCCCACAGTAGACATGCCAGCATTTATTGACCCAAAGGATGGCAAGGTCAAATACATGGATCAAACTAATGCACGTATGGGGGGTGGCGAACCTCAAATTAAAGTTATGCCAAGTGACTGGATCAAACGTTATGCTCCAGATTTGGCAGCAGCAATAGCGGCACAAGGTGCTACTGGATCTGCTTATGGCTCACAAGAAAAAGGTGGGTTATTTGGTATTAAGGGCCTTGGCAATTTTGATAAGGGAACTAGCGTTAATACTCAACAAGCTACTGGTGATGCGGAACACAAGAAAACTATTGCAAAAGCTAAAGAATTAATTACCAAAATTAAGGCAGCAATCAGCACACCAAATACTGGAAGTCCAAATAGCGGAAGTAGTTATACTGGATCAGTTGGCAACGCTACTAATGAAACTTTAAACTTCAAAGGAGCAATTGCTCGCCAGTTAGCTGAAAGTTTTGGGTATCAGTTAGTAGAAGGTGTTGAAGAAGCAAAGCCATTAATGGCAGAACTTGGAAAAATTGTACAGGGTTTTGGATCTACAGAAGACCCTGAAATGTTAGCCATTGCGCAACAATATTCAGAGTTACAAAATTCTATGAACAAGACTGCAACAGCTCCAGGTCAAACAGCAACTCCAACTCCGGGTCAAACAGCAACACCAACACCAGGTAGTCCATCAACTCAAGACTTAACAAAAGCAGCTGGAGAAGCAGGCGAAGTTGTAGGTAAAAAATTACAACGTTTTAAAGAGCTACTAGCAAAGGCAAATGGAAAACCTGCGGCTGCGGCGGCAGGTGGTGCGCCAGCGGCAACCAATGCAGCAACATTAAGGGCAGCACAAAATCGAGCTTCTGGTTCTAATCCTTTATCAGCAGACTCAATTACTGCCAATGCAGCTCCTAAAAAGGAAAATATGAGTGAAGCAGAAAAGTATGCAGCTTTACGTGATCGTTTAGAAGCAATTGAATCAAGAGTTGACGAAGGTCCATTAGACTTAGTTAAAGGTGCATGGAATGCTGGTAAAGGTATTTACCAAGCTGCCAAGACAGGTTTATCAGGTGCACCAGTTGCAACTGGTAAACTAACATCAACTGGTGCTGCACAAATGACTGGTCAAGGTTCAAAGAAATTTGCAAAGCAATTGGCAACAATGCCAGCTGCTCAACGTGGTGCTTATCAAGCAGCTAAAGTTGTAAAAAATAATCCAGGCAAAACAGCACTTGCCGCAACAGCAGCTGGAGCAACGTTAGGTTACGGTTTAAGTGGTAGTCCAGAAACTCCAGAAACTCCGCCAACTCCAACCGCTACTCCGGTACCAGGTGGTGGTGGCGGAGGTGGCGGAGGTACACGTCCAACTCCACAACCAACTCCACAACCAACTCCACAACCAACTCCATCAACTGGCGCACTAAGCGATGAAGAAATGAAAGAGTTAGACACATTAGCTCGATCTTTTAATGACAGCGAAGATGAAGAAATCTTAGGATTACAAAAACAATATAGTGATTTCAAATACTCACTACAGAAGTAATCAAGTATAAGCATTAATGGCAGATTTATTCTGCCATTTTTGTCTTTAAAATTTCTTAGGTGTTGACACAGGATGATAATTAATATATAATAGGCTATGTAAAGGAGAATCAATATGTCAGGTCGTAATTACGGTGCAGAAGAAAAGGCAAAATTGGAGCGTTTGATTAGTGAAGGTTCTACAGTACTTCGTGAAATTGAAGATTTATCAGAAGGCTTGAAAGAAACAGTTAAGGCAGTAGCAGAAGAACTCAATGTAAAACCCAGCGTCATTAATCGTGCTATCAAAATTGCACATAAAGGCGATTGGTCAGCGCACAATGAAGATTGGGCAGAGATTGAAGCAATTCTTGATATCACCAAGCGTATCTAATAAATATTGCTAGGAAAGGTCGGCGGGCCATAAACCGCAACATGGGTGTTTGTCAGCCGCAAATGACATAAGGAGAGATATGAGCTATGTAGACGCATGGTTCGACAGAGACAATGACGTTGTCAAAGTTGTCGAACGCAATAAAGACGGCAAGAGGGAATTTAAAGATATCCCGGCCCGTTACTCATTTTACTACGATGATGCAAGAGGAAAACACCAAAGTATACACGGTACTCCAGTTAGCAAAGTTGTTTGTAAAACACAAAAAGATTTCCGCAAGGAAATGGCAATCCACTCCAACAAGAAACTATACGAAGCAGATATTAACCAAGTATTTGTATGTTTGAGTGAGAATTATATCAATGCCGAACCACCAAAGCTACACGTAGCATGGTTCGACATTGAGGTGGACTTTGATCCAGAAAGAGGCTACGCAAGTCCAGATGATGCGTTTATGCCAATTACTGCGATTGCTGTTCACCTACAATGGTTAGATACAATGGTTTGTTTAGCAGTGCCTCCAAAGACAATGACAATGGAGCAGGCTAAAGAATCAATCAAAGACATTCCAGACACTATGCTGTTTGAAACAGAAGCAGAAATGTTAGACACATTCTTAGATATCATTCAAGATGCAGACATTTTAAGTGGCTGGAACAGCGAGGGATTTGATATCCCGTACACCGTTAATCGTGTGACCAAAACTCTAAGCAAAGAAGACACTAGACGTTTTTGTTTGTTTAATCAATTCCCAAAACGCAGAGAGTATGAGAAGTTTGGAAAAAGTGCTGTAACTTATGATCTCATTGGTCGTGTACACTTGGACAGTTTAGAATTGTATCGCAAATACACATATGAAGAACGTCACACATATAGACTAGATGCTATTGGTGAAATCGAAGTTGGTGAAAACAAAGTTCCATATGAAGGAACTTTGGATCAACTTTATAATCATGATTTCCGCAAGTTTATTGAATACAACAGACAAGATACTGCCTTGTTGGACAAGATGGATAAGAAGTTAAAGTTTATGGATCTTGCCAATACACTGGCACACGAAAACACAGTATTGTTACAAACAATTATGGGTGCTGTGGCTGTTACTGAACAGGCCATTATCAACGAGGCACATCGTAGAGGCATGGTTGTACCCAATCGTGTTAAGATGGCTGAACGTGAAAATACTGCGGCAGCTGGTGCGTATGTTGCACATCCAAAAGAAGGCTTGCAAGATTGGATCGGCTCACTGGATATTAATTCACTGTATCCGTCTGCAATTCGTGCGCTTAATATGGGACCAGAAACTATTGTTGGGCAGTTACGTCAAACAATGACACAAAACTATATTGACAGTTTAATGGCCAAAGGTAAAAGTTTTGCTGGTAGTTGGGAAGGCGTGTTTGCGGCTTTGGAATATACCGCAGTAATGAATCAAGAAGTAGGCACCGAAATTACAATTGATTGGGAAAACGGAGACAGTGATGTACTAAGTGCTGCCGAAGTTTATAGACTAATTTTTGAAAGTAAACAGCCTTGGGTGCTGAGTGCAAATGGTACAATCTTCACTTACGAAAAAGAAGGTATTATTCCTGGCTTGTTAAAGCGGTGGTATAGTGAACGTAAGGAAATGCAAGCCAAACTAAAAGACGCTATCAAAGCTGGTAATAAAATTGAAGAAGAATATTGGGATAAAAGACAACTGGTTAAGAAGATTAACCTAAATAGTTTATATGGTGCTATTCTTAACAGTGGTTGTAGATTCTTTGACAATCGTATTGGGCAGTCAACTACATTGACTGGACGCACCATTTGTAAACACATGGCTGGCAAGGTAAATGAAATTATTACAGGCGATTACGACCATGTGGGTAAAGCTATTATTTACGGTGATACTGATAGTTGCTATTTCTCAGCGTATAAAACTTTGAAGAAAGATATTGATAACGGATCATTACCATGGAGTAAAGAAACTGTTGTTTCATTATATGATCAAATTGGAGAAGAAGTAAACAGTACATTCCCACAGTTTATGCTTGACTCATTCCATTGTCCAAAGTCACGTGGAGAAGTTATCAAAGCTGGACGTGAAATTGTTGCTAGTAAAGGTTTGTTTATTACTAAGAAACGTTATGCTGTTCTTTACTATGATAAAGAAGGCAAACGTAGTGATATAGATGGCAAACCTGGTAAGATTAAAGCTATGGGTTTGGATTTGAAACGTAGTGACACTCCCGTGTTTATTCAAAACTTCTTAAGCGATGTATTGGAAAAAGTACTAACTGGTGCAACTGAAAAAGAAGTACTAGAAAATATTACTCAATTTAGAAGTGAATTTAAAGCACGTCCAGGTTGGGAGAAGGGTAGTCCCAAACGTGCTAACAACATTGCGGAATATCAAGAGAAAGAAAAGAAAGCTGGTAAAGCTAATATGCCTGGTCACGTTCGAGCAAGCATTAACTGGAATACTCTAAAGCGTATGATGGACGACAAGTACAGTCAACAAATTGTAGACGGTATGAAAGTTATTGTTTGTAAAGTAAAACAAAATCCATTAGGGTATACTAGCGTTGCTTACCCAGTAGATGAATTGCGTTTGCCGCAATGGTTTAAAGATTTGCCTTTTGACCACGCAGAAATGGAACAATCAATTATTGATAATAAACTTGATAACTTGATTGGTGTATTGAAGTGGGACGTGCAAAGTACAGAGGAGAAGAACACGTTTAATAAACTGTTCGAATTTTAATATGAAATTTATTATTGCAGGTTACGGATTTGTAGGTAAGGCAGTTAAGGCTGCTTTAAAATACACTTATGAAACTGAAGTAGTTGATCCAGCACTCACTGAAGTTAAAATTTCAGATCATTATGATGCCGCTGGAATTATTATCTGTGTTAATACCCCTAGTGACGATAATGGGGATTGTGATATCAGCAACGTGTTAGACGTTATTAGTCAAACACCAGTTCATATGCCAATCTTAATTAAAAGCACAGTAAGTCCAGACAAACTTAAAGCTATTACAGAAAAATATTCTGAACATAGCATTGCGTATAGTCCAGAGTTTTTAAGAGCAAAGTCAGCAATTGAAGATTTTGCCAAGCAAAAGTATATGATTATTGGCGGTGATGATCCGTTGGATTTTTGGCACTGTGCTTTTAGGGGAGCAATGCCAAACTTGTTAGTAGTACACAAGTGTTCAATTGAAGAAGCTGCAATTATCAAATACGCAACAAATAGTTTTTTAGCAATGAAAGTATCGTTCTTTAATCACATATATGATATATGTGAGGCAAGTGGACATGACTTTGATATTGTTAGACACTTAATTTGCCAAGATAACCGAATTGGCACAAGTCACAGCATGGTTCCCGGACCTGATGGTGAAAGAGGTTGGGGAGGGCATTGCTTTCCAAAAGATACATCGGCGTTTATTCATTACATTAATTCATTAGATCAAAAATTTGATTTATTGGAAACGGTAATAGAGTACAACAAAAAAGTAAAAAAAGGTGTTGACACAAGCGTCAATATCAGTTAAAATACAAACTTGGAGACCCATATGAAAAACATTTTACAAGACATCGTAGCACATACACATAGCCTAGGCTTTTTGCCAACAGTTAAAGTTTCTGGTGAGAACGGAGAAACAACTATTGAATCAATGGCAGAAGACCGTAGCGTTATTGTTAATGCTAAAACACACAAGGTAGTTACTGAATTTGCAGGCGTATTTGGTATGCCTAACTTAGACAAATTAGCACTACACTTGAAGAATCCAGAATATAAAGAAAACGCAAAGATTAATGTTGTTACTAGTCAACGCAACGGCGTAGATATTCCAACAAGTTTGCACTTTGAAAATGCAACTGGCGACTTTGTTAACGATTATAGATTTATGAGTACTGAAGTTATTAACGAAAAGTTAAAAAGCGTCAAGTACAAAGGCAACGGTTGGGACATTGAATTTGAACCTTCACTGAGCTCAATCAGTCGTTTGAAATTGCAAGCGGCTGCACATACAGAAGAAAACGTGTTCCAAGTCAAAACAGACAATGGCAATTTAGTTGTAAGTTTTGGTGATGCAAGTACACACGCTGGTAACTTTGTATTCCAACCAAATGTTGTTGGTAAATTGAAACACACATGGTCATGGCCAATTAACGCTGTTATTAGTATTCTTAACTTAGATGGTAAGAGCACAGTACGCATTAGTGATCAAGGCGCTATGCAAATTACAGTTGATAGTGGTATTACAGAATACAACTATATTCTTCCAGCTCAATCTAAGTAATGAATACAAACTTAACGGCTACACAAAGCGATTACGCAAAGTTTTTGCCAGCAACGTCGACATTTTATTCGACGTTTGTTGGTAAACAACGTCATTTTAATTATGTAGACCCCACTCGTATTCCGCCATCATTTGCACACGGTGCGGAGAGTCTCAACTATTTGGATCCAGACAAGGGTGCATTTTATTATCACTGGTGCTTGTATAGTGCTGGACATGCTAACTTAGACTTGAATAAGTTTGATCCAAAAGAGGATATGTTCCGTAACAGAGATCGCAATACATCTTGGGTGTTAGGTGACTCTGGTGGTTTCCAAATTGGTAAAGGCAAATGGACTGGTGATTGGAAAGATCCCAACTGTCCACGTGCAATGAAAAAGCGTAAACAAGTTTTAGCTTGGATGGATACCTTAATGGACTATGGTATGTGTCTTGATATTCCAAGTTGGACTGCTAAAAATCCAGAAAGTCCTAAACTAATCGGCATTAGCAGTTATGCTGATGCAGTTAATGGCACATATATTAATAATGATTACTTTGTTAATAATCGAAACGGCAATTGCAAGTTCTTAAACGTATTACAAGGCGAGAATCACGGTCAAGCAGATGACTGGTATGATCGCATGAAAAAGTATTGTGATCCAAAGCAATACGGTGATCGTGCATTTAATGGCTGGGGTATGGGTGGCCAGAACATGTGTGATGTCGAGCTTGTACTAAGACGATTAGTTGAATTACGTTTTGATGGATTGTTAGAAAAAGGTCATCAAGATTGGATGCACTTTTTAGGTACAAGTAAATTAGAATGGGCAGTATTACTTACAGATATTCAACGTGTTGTTCGCAAACATCATAACGAAAACTTTAGTATCAGCTTTGACTGTGCAAGCCCGTTCTTAGCAACTGCTAACGGACAGATTTATATTCAAACAGAAACAGAAGATCGTAAAAAATGGACATACAGAATGACATCAAGTGCTGATGACAAGAAGTATGCTAACGATACACGTTTGTATAAAGACGCAGTTATTCAAGATGGCATTTTAAAAGTATTTGAATCTAGTCCCATTATTGATCAGATTAAACTCAATGAAATTTGCATTTACGGCCCAGGCGATACTAACAAGTTTGGACAAGTTAATAAAACATCGTGGGATAGTTTTAGTTATGGCATTATGATGGGTCATAATGTTTGGATGCATTTGAACGCTGTTCAAGAAGCCAACAGACAATATGATGCTGGTCGTTGCCCTAATATGTTAGTTGACGAACGTTTTGATCAGATATTCTTTAAAGACATTGTTGAAGCATTGTTTGCTACAAGCGACAAAGGTACTGCGTTAAAAGTTATCGATGAATTTAGATTCTTTTGGAATCGTGTTATTGGTACACGTGGCGCAAGTGGTAAGAAAGCTATCAATGCTCATACAAATTTTGAAAACTTGTTTGAGGTTGTAGAAACTGCTCCAGTTGTTGCACAACCAGTTGTTGAACATAGCGATGAATTTAGTGAAGATGAAATTAACAAACTTGATGAACTAGAAACTGAAATCGAGAAAGAAGATGACGCTACCTGATGAAAGATATCGAGCAGTATTGCAGACTCAAAAGTTTTTACTTGAGATTCTAACTACTCCTCGAGTTCCAAAAGCAATTAAAGACGGCGCTAGAAGTTGTTTGCGTCATTATCCTAGCGACTGGGATATGGAGCAGGCCGCAGAAGCAAGCCCGCATGTGTTTGCCAAACGCATGGAAGAGGTAACTCGAATGTTTAAATCCTACGAGGAAAAGAAAAATGAGCAAGCGTAGTCTAGTCATTGGTATGGGTATTGGAAACTTGTACAAATCTGTGCTAGACAAACTTGGCCACGAAGTTATTACTGTGGATCAGGATATTACAAAAGGTGCAATGTTACCCAGTATTGATTCTGCTATACTATTGTATGCTCCGTTTGATACTGTACATATTTGTACACCTAACTTTACACATTTTGACATTGCAACCCGAGTTGCACCTGTAAGTAAAATTGTATTTGTTGAAAAACCTGGTGTTGCTCGATCAGAAAACTGGGCTACATTGGTTCAAACATTTAGCAATACACGCTTCATGATGGTTAAAAATAACATGTGGCGTAGTAATATAAGTGAATTAAAGGAATTAGCCGCTAAAGCAAAGACTGTAGACATATTTTGGAGTAGGAAAAATTGTATTCCCAATCCAGGCAGCTGGTTTACTACTAAAAAATTAGCGTTTGGCGGAGTTAGTAGAGATCTAATGCCACACTTACTAAGTCTTTATGTTGCTATGAATCCAAACTGGCTAAAAGAACAACAAACTGGAAGACACTCACTACAATGTCATAATCTGGAAAATATTAAAAGTACTGAATATGGAACTATAAATCCTAATGGGACATACGATGTGGATGATCGTTGCCATCTGTTATTTGGTAATAAATGGACTTTACTAGCAGATTGGGCTAATATGCATGAAGACGATAGCTCTATTAAATTTACAATGGAAGATGGTAGCGTAGAACGTTTTGAACTAGGTTGGTGCCCAGAAGAAGCATATCATAATATGATTGTTGATACTATTGAAAACCTAACTAACAACAATTTTTGGCAAGAACAATTACAACAAGACTTTTGGATACATGAAAGGATAGAAGATTTATGATAGTAGATACATTACAAACAGACGGTAAAGGTGCTTTCTTTGAAGCAAAGTACGATGTACAGCCTCCTGGAGAAACAGAAATCCAAGTAGCAGCGGTTATGACTGGTATTTGTAGAAGTGACATTGATATGATGCAAGGAAAGTTTGCGTTATTGCCATCAAATATGCATGGTCACGAAGGATTGGGTCAAATTATTGAAATTGGTAATAAAGTAACTGATGTTAAAGTAGGAGACCTTGTGGCAACACGTGGCGAGCCTGCGTATGCGGATGTATATAATGTACGTGCTAGAGAATATGTTAAGGTACCCGAAGCTGATCCTAAATACATACTAGAACCAGTAGCATGCGGGATTAATATTATTCATCAACCCATTAGAGAAATTGCAGAACGAAGTGGGCCAGGTAAGAGATTGCTGATTATAGGCAGTGGCTTCCTTGCTTGGGTTGCGTATCATACAATTAAACTAAATCATTTAGATTTTGAAATCACAGTAAAAGGTAAAAGCAATAAACGTCAGTGGGGAGAACTGCTTTCTGAAGAATACACTGGAACCTTTGACGTTATTATTGATTTGGGTTCAGGCCCAGATGTATTTGATCAACCAATCGTAAACAACGAAGCGTTAATTGTGTTTGGAAATCAAAAGCAAGTAAACACTGATTTTGGTAATTTACTTTGGAAAGCATGTACTATTATGTTCCCTAGTCCAAGAACTGAAGGTTTTTATAAATGTATGCAAGATGCGGCTACTTGGATTGAAAACGGTGACATAATTGTTGATAGATTTTGGTCAAACGCATATCCTAGAGTATCACAGTGGGAACAAGCATTTGAAGAAAGTATTAATCGAAAAGCCAATCAAAGCAGAGGCTACTTACTTTGGTAAAATTGGATTTGACTTTATATATTAATTATTATATACTTACAACATGTTAGATACACAACAAAGACAAGACGTCACATATTTTACAGGCTACGAAGTAGAGCATACTGTTTGTCATGGCATGTTCACTTTGTTTGTTGTAGGCACACCTCCTTTAGAAGACATACTTCGTAAGGCAGGGGATACACAAGCATACTTGGACGAAAGCAAACGTATTAAACATATTTACTTTGGCACTAGTCAAAGTTTTAATCCTAAAAGTATTAGCCACGAAGAATATAAAGCATGGGATGAAGTTATTATTGGCTGTTTAAAAGCAGACTATTGGGTTACTTTAGACTTTGGTGTTGAACACATTGAAGGTGTATTGGAATCAGCATATAACGAATATCCTCGATTTGTTCCCATGATTAGTGTCAAGTTACCTTACATTAATCAACTCAACTATAATGCCACACTTAAACTGGACGACCGAACTTGGGGTGCTACAAATCCAGGTGTGTGGACACATCACTTACAGAGCTTGATGAGTAAAGACAAGTACACTCATTGGGATCAGTACACACAAGATACAACACTATGATTCTTAAACAAGATATACGGCCGCTTAAAATGATTTGGGTCACATTTCAAAAGGAAGGCATCCATTGCTATCCTGCGGCCGCAACAGACCCTAACCTAGCAACAGGAGATCAATATGATGTATCGTTTCTTGCTAATCCTCATCGTCATATTTTCCATTTTAGGGTATGGCTTAGTGTCACCCACAATGACAGAGATGTGGAATTCATACAATTCAAGCGATGGCTTGAACAACTGTATTCTAGCGCACAAGGTGTTTTGTCGCTAGATCATAAGAGTTGCGAAATGATGTCGGACGAATTGTACGACACTATTTCCAATAAGTATCCAGGCCGTGAGGTTTGGATTGAGGTCTCCGAAGACGGAGAAAATGGTTCATTTATTAAGTACTAAAATTAAAGGAAATACTCCTATGAAAAACGAAGTCGTTAAGATTTTTGATGACCTGGACAACTATCTCGACTTTTGTCGCTTTGAGTTGCGTAACTATAACCCAGCCGACCTTTATAATAGGGAAAGTCAAAATTGGCGAGATTTTGAGTACAGCCGTCGACCTAAGAAGGCATGGAACGGTGAACGTAAACCTTATTTGGGCAAGAATCCTCGTCCACATAATCCAAATTTTAACAGCAAACCAAGGTTCAAAGACTGATGAAAGTCTTTTTAGTCGACCTTGAAGCAGTTGACACACGGTACACTGGTCAATGGAAAACTAGTGTACCCAAACTACTTAAAAAGGCAGGACACAATGTTCAAATTATCTCTGGTCCTATGGACATACCTAGTGCTACCACTCCAGGAGCGTTTCTTAACTTTGGCGGGACTAATATATACAAGGCTAGTCAAGTTGAGCAGATGGGTCGTTTATTTTGTAACGGAGCCGTTCATTCCGGCGATCACTTTATCTTTACTGATGCTTGGCATCCTGGTATCATAAACTTAAAGTACATGAGTGAGTTGCTAGGTATTCCGGTAACTACACACGGCTTATGGCATGCTGGATCATATGATCCACAAGACTTTCTTGGACGCTTGGTTGGTGCTAAACCTTGGGTTAGACATGCTGAGAAAAGTTTCTTCCATTCATTTGATTATAACTACTTTGCTACAGAGTTTCATATTAACATGTTTACTGAAAACTTGTTCCATGATACTCTTACTCCACCAAACTATTATACTAATCAAAGTAAAATTATACGCACAGGATGGCCCATGGAGTATATGGAAGATACGTTAACAATGTATAAGAACATGCCCAAGCGTGATCTTATCTTATTCCCACATCGTATTGCTCCAGAAAAACAAGTTAATATTTTTAGAGATTTAAAAGAACACTTACCACAATATGAATTTGTCGTATGTCAAGATCAACAACTGACTAAAAATGAATATCATAATTTATTGGGTGAGGCAAAACTAGTGTTTAGTGCTAATTTGCAAGAAACATTAGGCATTAGTTGTTATGAAGGCACTGTTGTAGATGCAATTCCAATGGTTCCTGACAGACTAAGTTACAAAGAAATGTACTTGGACACATTTAAGTATCCAAGTAAGTGGACCGAAAGCTGGGACGCATATAATGTATATCGTCCTAATTTGTGTAAAGAAATTATACAGCATATGGATAATTACAGAACTAGGATTCCACAAATTAGAAAACAAAAGGATATCTTAAATGAACAGTTCTTTAGCGCCAGAGACTTACTCAATAACATTAAACAGTGACACAATTGACTTGTCGTCAATAACAAGTGCCAATACTGTAACTATAGACACTTCCGTGTTTGCTGGAAGTTATACACTTGCAAGCGGAAGTATTAGTACAATCTCTCCTTTAGATACTATTACTATTGGTGGATCAGATAATTGGAGTTTTAATTTACCAATTGAATGGGTTGATAGTTTCCCTAGCTACTCAGAAGTTGAAAAAATGTGTAAGGAATATCCTGCTTTAAAAATTGCATTTGAAAAATTCAAACAAACTTATGCAATGATTGAGGACGATTGGGAAGCAAAGAAAGGCAATAAATATGCTTCTTAAATTTTTAGAACACATTGGACGTAAACGTATTATTATGGATCGCCAAAACGGTGCTCCACTTATCACACGTTACTATTTGTTCCTAAAGGATCGTAACTGGTTTCCGTTTAACATATTTTTACACAAGTTTCATCAGTCAGATCCTGGCGATGTACATGATCATCCGTGGCCTTATGCTACACTGATTTTAAAAGGCGGATACTATGAATGGATTCCGTTATTTGACGAGCAAGGTAATATGTCAGGTGAAATGTGTAAATGGCGAGGTCCAGGACATTTTCGTATATGTAGTGCTAACAGCTATCATCGTATTGAGCTTGATCCTAACGTAACTGCGTGGACATTGTTCATGCCAGGTCCACAAAAACAAGAATGGGGATTCCTTGTTAAAAATAAATGGATACATAATGAGCTATATCTTGAAGAACGCAAACAACATAGCTAATACTACTAGTGGTGGCTACGTTTATACAACTACCAATACATCAGGACAGTTTTTAACAAGTGGGTCTAACGGTACAACGTGGACTAATCCAAATGACAATGTTATGATTGTTAAACAAACTCCGCCAGAATTAGAAGTTAAAGGTCGAATGGTTATTAACGGCCGTGACTTGGAAGAACGGTTAAACACAATTGAAAAAGTCTTGCAAATTCCCGAAAGAGATGTTATACTTGAAAAGAAATATCCAAAACTAAAAAAGATGTATGACGAATACATAAATGCATTGGGTAAGTATAGAACATTTGAATCAATTAAAGGCGATCATGACTGATAAACCAAAAGCAACTAAAATCGAATTTGCACCAGGCTGCTTTGATAATTTTGATGGCACACAAGAAGAACTTGACGAACTTGTTTCTGAAATTCATCGTATGTTCAAAAGTGGAGAACTTGAAGAAAACTCCCATGAGGTAGATATAGAAGATTTAGATGAAGACATTGTTGAAGCAATTATGCGTTCAGAAGAAGATGATAATCGTAATTTACAGTAAGGCACTTAATGAAAAAGGTTTACTATAGCTGGAGTCAAATTGAAGGTGCTTGTTTAGATATTGCTAGACAGCTACAGCAAGACAACTGGCGTCCAGATTATATTGTAGGTATCACACGTGGCGGTGCTGTGCCAGCAGTACTGCTTAGTCAATATATGGGAATTCCCATGCGTCCATTACAAGTAAGTTTACGTGATGGTGGAGATTGTGTAAGCGACTTAGGCATGGCTGAAGATGCATTTGGTTGTGTCCCTAGTGAAATACGAGAATCCACTGGCACGTTTGTTGATCCGGCTTACAGAAAAAAAATTCTTATTGTAGACGACATTAATGATCAAGGTAGCACTATTGCCTGGATCAAACAAGACTGGCCAAGTGGCTGTCATCCCGATCACGATTTTTGGAATCACGTGTGGGGAGGCAATGTTCGATTTGCTACACTAACTAACAATATGGCAAGTAAAGAAACTGTTGACTACTCTGTTTGGGAAGTCAACAAAGCAGAAGAGGACTGTTGGTTAGTTTATCCTTGGGAAGAGTTTTGGCGCAATGACAACTGATATTGAAAGGGCACTTGATGAAAAACGAGCACCGTGGACCGGTATTGAATACCGAACTAAAGACTATTGGGTCTTCCGAGATGCATACCCAGTTACGGAAGGACATCTGTTATTTGTGCCTACCAAAGAAGACTGGGACCATCTCTGGGATTGTTACAAAGCCGCATACAAATTTGGTTACATGGGCGTCGAGTCGGGCAGGTGGGACGCTTTTAATGTCGGACAAAACTGTGGCGAGGCTGCTGGACAAACAATAATGTATCCACATGTACATATGATTCCTAGACGCAAGGGTGATATGGAAGATCCACGTGGAGGTGTTAGACATGTTATTCCAGAAAAAGGAAACTATCGTGTTAGCGACAAATGAGAATCAAGTAGCAGTATTATGGGACAACCAAAATGGTTTTTGGTGGAATGAAACATGTGCTCTAGTACTAGAAGTATTTGGATTGCCTGGAAACAGATACGAATCTCATCCTGAAGAAGATTGCATGACCTTTACATTTAAAAATAAAAAAGATGCTGATTTATGTCGTATACTTTTGAGCGAACGACTATGAAGGATATTATCATTGTCATACTTGCCGTTACAATATTGAGTATCTTTGGATATATGATTATACAAAATCAACCTCAAGGTAGATATTACGATTGCGGAATGGCAGAATGGCATCCAGATATTCCGCAATCAGTTAAAGAAGAATGCCGCAAGCGGCACTACGAAAACTATAAAAAAGATCGCAACATAATTTGATGGAAACAACATATGACTCTTAAAAATAAGATAGAAAATTTACTTGAAAAATATTGGTTAGAATATGTAATTTTCTGGTTTGGTATAGGGTTTGTTGTATCTTATGGATACTTTAGTTGACATTTGCCTAAATAATCTATATAATGTACAAATGATCGGAGAATTAACTTGACAACATTTACAACAGAAGACTTGAAGAACGCACTTACCGGTGCAGAACAACAAGGCGACGACAACAAAGATTACAAAGAAGCATACTTAGGCGATCATATTCGTTTTAAGATGAAACGTGAAGGTAAACGTTTTTGGGCAGGTGATAACATCAGTGAATACTTGCACGAAGGTGATATAGAAAAATTAATTGACGAAGCAACACCTGCATTTGAGCAAGTGCTTGATAGTTTACTTATTGATAGAGAAAACGATCCTAATAGCAAAGGCACAGCACGTAGACTTGCTAAGATGTATTTTAACGAAATTATGGCAGGTAGATATGAATCAGCACCAGACGCAACATGTTTTCCAAATGATTCGGCGGACCGTTATGAAGGCATGCTGGTTGTTCGTAGCGAGCTTCGCAGTATGTGTAGCCATCATCACCAACCCGTTACTGGCGTTGCTTATATTGGTATTATTGCGGCTGAGAAACTCATCGGACTTAGCAAGTATACAAGGATCGCTCAGTGGTGTGCCCGTCGAGGTACTCTCCAGGAGGAACTTTGCAATGACATTGCTAGGGAAATCAGCCGAGCAACAAATTCCAAAAACGTAGCAGTATACATTCAAGCAACACACGGTTGCTGTGAGAATCGCGGCATTATGGCACATAGTTCATTAACACAGACAACTGTACTTACTGGTTCATTTAAAACTGATCCAGGTGCTAAGAAAGAGTTTTTTGATAACATTAAATTACAACAGGAGTTTGCCCCAAGATGACAACAGCTAAAGACTTAACTGATCAATTAATTTTCCGTGCAAAGAATTTACAAGAATTTATTGTAGAGAGAGAATTCGATCACATACCAGCAGGTGTGGTTAAATTTGATATACAACATACAGTTGGACATCCAGCACGTATTTTTGTTCCGGCGTTAACGCAAGACGAAGCAGAAACAATGGTTGACGAATGGTTTGAGGAAGATGTAGAATGAAATGGTTTGATAAATGGTTATATACCAAAGTTCGAGACATGTGGGAAAATAGAGACCACTACGATCAAATAAATTCAACAGTATGGTTACAGGATAAACATAAAATGGCAATTGGTATGGGAACAGCAATGGTAGAACGTGGCCGTGCAGAAGGCGAAGGTCGCATTACATTTGAACTAAGCAATGCAGTTGGTGGTAAGATTCTCAATGTTCGACATTATGATGACCGTAAGGATCGACACGATCAACAAACTTATGTTATTCCCACTGGTGAAAATGTCGGTGAGCGTGTTGCTAAAATTATTAATTTAGAGATGTTCAAACAATGAAAGCCCAAACTCCAGCAGAAGGTATTTTGAAGCAAAACGATTGGGGCGATTCAAAAGTTTATCGAGTTGCTTGCGAATGTTCTAATACAGATTGTGATCACAATGTCTGGGTAGAGTCTGATGATACAGGTATTTCTGTTAACATCTATGTTACTACTAGAACAAACTTTTGGTCAAAGTCACGCTGGACACATATTTGGACATTACTTACCAAAGGGTATATTGATACCGAATCGACTATTTGTTTGAAAGAGCAACAAGCGATTAATTATGCTCAAACTCTTGTAACTGCATCAACAGACGTTAAAGAGTTTCGTAATACTAGACAAAATAAAGAAGAACGTGCTATAATAACAAAAATGGCAAAAGAACAGGATTGTGTATGAGTAAAATTAAAATAGCGGAACTGTTTTACAGTATCCAAGGTGAAGGACGCTACATGGGTGTCCCGTCTGTGTTTCTGCGTACATTTGGGTGTAACTTTAAATGCGCAGGCTTTGGCATGCCACGTGGTGAAGTCAGTCACGAAGCTACTGACATTGCGGCAACACACAAAATGATTGAGTCTTTTCAAAAGTATGAAGACTTGCCGCTTGTAAGCACAGGTTGTGACAGCTATGCATCATGGATGCCAGAGTTTAAAGATCTAAGTCCAATGTTAGAAAGTAACGCTATTGTAAATCGTATTATGGAGATACTTCCGCACAAGCGTTGGGAAGATGAGCATCTAGTTATTACAGGCGGAGAGCCGTTGTTAGGTTGGCAACGTGCTTATCCAGATTTGTTAGATCATCCTAGTATGTGGCGTCTTAGAGAAATTACTTTTGAAACAAACGGTACTCAAAAATTAACTCCAGAATTTGCTTCATATTTGCATACTTGGAAAAGTCATCATGATCAAGATTTTTGGCGTGAGATTACATTTAGTGTAAGTGCTAAACTTCCTTGTAGTGGCGAGAAGTGGGAAGAAGCAATCTGTCCTGAGATTGTATGTGAGTACGAAGAGTATGGTACAGCATATTTAAAATTTGTTATTGCTACAGAACAAGACTTTGCCGATGCAGAACGTGCTACTGAAGAATATCGTAAAGCAGGTTTCACTGGACATGTTTATCTAATGCCAGTTGGCGGTGTAGAAAGTGTGTATGCATTAAACAATCGTAAGGTGGCCGATCTTGCTATGAAACGTGGATGGCGTTATAGTGACAGATTACAAGTGCCACTATTTAAAAATGAGTGGGGTACCTAATGGCAAAATTACTAGTACTCGGATGTGGTAAGAAAGAACGTCCAGGAAATCCTGGAGATACTATTGTTACTGTAGACATTAACGAAAATGTTGGTGCTGATGTAGTACACAACTTAGATGTATTTCCATGGCCGTTTGAGAGTGGTGAGTTTGATGTTGTACATTTAGACAATGTATTAGAACATTTAAACAACATTGTTAAAACAATGGAAGAAATTCATCGCATAACCAAACCAGGTGCTACTGTTACTATTATTGTGCCGTATTTCCGCAGTAAATGGGCCTGCGTTGATCCAACACATGTTCACTTTTTTACAGTAGATACATTGAGCTATTTTGTAAAAGGACATACATATCATGAAAGATATGCATATAGTCCTTGTAAATTTAAAATGCATCGCAAAACATTTAACGAAGGAATTGATCAAACTTGGTTCCAAAAATTGTTAATACCATTTGCTGAATCAAATTTAGAATTTTACGAGAATAAAATTAGTCCAATATTCCCGTTAGAAACATTAACATATCATATGGAAACGATAAAATGATTAAAGACTTTATAAAGAAAATTACTGGAATTAAAGCAATTGAAGATGCAACAGCAATGGCAAAAGCTGAGGCGGCAGTTGCTCAAAAGTTAACAGAACAAAAATTAAAAGAAGCCGCAGACGCAGAAGCCAAAGCAGAGCTTGCCAAATTGACTCCAAAAGAACGTGCTACACGTAAAGGCGAACCTTGGGTTTCCGTTTTGGATACTCATGTAAACAAAGATAATGTAAGAAACGGCTTTTTTGAGCTTGACTGGAACGCTGCTTTTGTAGTACAATTAAAGCAAGAAGGATATGGTTATGACGGTGATCCAGATGAAGAAATTGTGGATCGCTGGTTTAGAGACTTAGCTCGTAACATATTAAGCGATGAAGGTCAGGATGCTTCTAGAGGTGCTGGCTACATTAACGTAAGTAAACTTGCAGACGGAAAAGCAGAGGTAAAATGAAATATATTTTAGTTGATACAGCAAATACGTTCTTTAGAGCGAGACATGTGATTAATGGAAGTGCTGATATCAAACTAGGTATGGCATTCCACATTACTCTCAACAGTATTAAAAAGGCTTGGAATGACTTTGGTGGCGATCACGTAGTGTTCTGCCTCGAGGGTCGTAGCTGGCGCAAAGATCATTATCCTCCGTACAAACGTAACCGTAGCGAGGCACGTGCCGCACATACTGAAAAAGAAGCTGAAGAAGAAACAGTATTTTGGGAAGCGTTTGATACATTTAAAACGTTTATTGCAGAAAAAACAAACTGTACAGTTTTACAACATCAGCAATTAGAAGCAGACGATTTGATTGCTGGCTTCATACAAAGTCATCCAAATGATGATCATATTATCATTTCAACAGATACAGATTTCGTACAATTGATTGCACCCAATGTAAAACAATACAACGGTGTAATGGAAACTATTATTACGCACGAAGGCATATTTGATGCTAAAGGTAAGCGTGTAGTTGATAAGAAAACACAAGAGCATAAAGAAATTCCAAATCCAGAATGGTTACTATTCCAAAAATGTATTCGTGGTGACCCCACTGATAATGTGTTTAGTGCGTATCCTAAGGTGCGTGTAAACAAACTACAAGAAGCATACAATGATCGAAAAGACAAGGGCTTCGCGTGGAACAATATGATGTTGCAACGTTGGGTTGACCATAATGGCGAAGAACATCGTGTACTAGAAGACTATGAACGAAATCGTGTACTGATCGATTTGTCTGCACAACCTAAAGAAATTCGAACAATAATTAACGAAACAATCGACACACAAGCAGTTCCTAAATCTATTGATCAAGTAGGTATTAGACTGCTAAAGTTCTGCAATTTGTATGATTTGAAGAAAATTACTGACAACATTACACAATATGCAGAACCATTCCAATCACGTTACCCTGAGTCAGCGGTAACATGGCGTAAATTACAACAGGAGAAATAAAATGGCAAAACTAAGCAAACTAGCAAAAGTAAATGAATCAATTACAATCAACCGTTACGACAATGGTTGGATGGTAGAAGTTGGCGGTCGTGATAATGACAACGAATGGAAAAATTCTAAGATTGTATGCAATACAGAAGAAGAAGTACTTGCTGTAGTTAAAGAGTACAACGCAATGGAATTAGATAATTAAGGAGTTATCAAATGGCTATTTGGAAACTATCTCCACAATATAAAAAATCGGCCGTAGAAAAAATGTTTTTCTACAAAGAAGGTAAGGTCATCACTATTGAGCAAGGATATCGCTGGGCTACATTTACTGTAGAATCTGACGAACAACCGCTTACCAATGATGAACTCAAAAACGAAGACGGTTACGAATTAAGCTGTATTGATAACGATGAATCGTGGGAAATGTGGGATATGATTGACGGATGCTGGTGCGATATCGAAGATGGTAACGGCAAAGCATCTGAGGAAGATGTTGAAGAATTTATCACAGCGTGGGAAGAAGATTCTTTTGATGGTGTGGAAAATTTAGGTTGGCAGTGTGACGATACAGAGTACTATTACTATGGTCCATTGGAACTTACCAATGAAGATACTGGTGAAGTATTTAAAGGTGAGCCTGACGAAGATGCACCAGTTGCAAACGAAACATTAGAAGAAGCATCAGAAGAATTTCATGAAGAACCCGAAGTTACTGATTGGTTTCCAGTAAGCATTAATCCAGCAAGACAGGGGGCATATCAAGTAACATCAAGCAACATTCCAAATTGGCCGTTTCCAAGTTATGCACAATGGGACGGCGTTCAATGGAGTGACGAACATGTAGTCTCATGGAGAGGACTTTTAAAGGAGCCTGAATGATTACTAGAGAAAAACTAGAGCATCACATTGCACATTTGCAGGAAAAACATGACATCCTTGATGAACAAATTACTAAGTTAGAAGCGCATCATGAAAACGTGACTGATCTTAAAAAAGAAAAGTTACACCTCAAAGATGAAATTGAGAAATTTAAAGTTAAGGTAAAAATCATATGACAGATCTTCATGCTAAGCCAATCGTAGATGGCAAGCTGTGGGTAGTTGAACAAGACGGCGAACGTGTTGGGACTCTACATAAAAACGAAAACAACAAATATATGTTGAGTGCTAAAAACGGTGAACTTTACTTTAGTAAAAAATCAGAAATTACAAAGAAATTTGGTGATAACTTTTTCTTAAAAGGAATTAAGACAACTGTTTCACATAGTAATGAAAATGAGTGTCACGGTTATCCAACTAAATGGAAACCGTACAACTCAATGTATGATGTTAGACGCAAGCTACCCTTGTTTACTAAAAGTAATCAAAGTAAAAGTTTATTTTGTGCTGGTCATTATGTAATTAAATTTCCTAAAAATTGGGTACGTAGTTTTTGTCCAAAATTAATTACTATTGAACGTTATGAGTTTTCAGGTCCATACTTAACTGAAGAAGAATCTAAAGAGGTATTGGCAAATGTCAAATAATCCAATTAATACAATACCTTTACAGCAATTCATTCAACAAGTAAAAATGGCTGATATGAGCCAGCAAAAAGAAGTAAAACTGGACATTAGGACTGCTAAATTGCTAGCATTCACTCTTGGCGAAGTAACTAGTAAGCTAACGCAAGATTATGAAAATCTTTTACACATTTTAAAGCAATCTACCAACGATACCGTCACTGTTGAGCTTGACGGGGGCGGTTTTAAAGACTAGTTATAGGATAAATATATGCGTATATTTGAGGAACGCATATATGAGTCGACCAAAACCAAAGGTACTGTTAGAGCATGTTAATAAGAAAAATTACAAATGTGAACAGGTTTTAGAAGCTGATGCCATCTGGGCTGTCTTCTATAAAGGTGCACCTTTTAATTTAAAGAGCTTTAGCAATATTACAAGTTATCCAGGTCCTAAGTACAAGAAAGTTGCATTTAGTAATCCAGGCCATGCTATTAATTTGGCAAAAAAATTGAACTTAACTTTTGGATGCAGTGATTTCCAAGTAACAGTTCTAACAACTGGTCAAGTATTGAAATGATCAATTCACTGGCCTACACTAAGATTTTTTTAAAAGAACAAGAAAAATCCTTAGATGAAGCTAATGTAAAAATACATCACAGAATGTGGTGGCAAAACACTAGAACAAAAGACAAAGGCGGCTTACGCCTTACTGATGCTGGATACGAACATGTAACATCAGTCTTAGACTTAAAAGAATACGAAATCCCTTTCACTGAGCATGTGGAGCTAAGTCCACAAACGATCATATTTTTTGATCAATTTATCGATTGTCCGTACTATCTGACCAATCAGAGTATAACCGTTTTTTCCGAGAAAAAAGCGTTCGAACTAATGTTGTTTTCGGACGACATCCGCAAGTACGGACTTATAAAAGCCATTAATTCACGAAAAGAATCTGAGTGATTTAACCAATTTCCTATTGACTTTGTTGTGGAATTGCCGTATAATACATACATAGACAGTTAAACAACAACCCTCAACTTAAGATTGGAACATTAAATGAGCGAGATTATTTCACGTACAGTTGGCCCAAAAGCAGCCAAAAAAGCTATTAGCAAAGGATTTGCAAAACGGCGTCCTTTGTTCCTATGGGGTCCTCCCGGTATTGGTAAATCCGATATTGTCAAGCAACTTGGCGAAGATATGGACGCTCATGTAATTGACGTTCGTTTGTCACTTTGGGAACCTACTGATATTAAAGGTATTCCATATTTTGATTCAAACGCTAACACAATGGTTTGGGCTCCCCCAGGCGAATTGCCTAGCAAAGAGTTTGCTAAAAATCACAAACAAATTATCCTGTTCATGGATGAAATGAACTCTGCTCCGCCAGCAGTACAAGCGGCAGCTTATCAACTTATTTTGAATCGTAAAGTTGGTACTTACGAACTTCCAGATAACGTTCTCATTGTTGCGGCGGGTAATCGCGAAGCAGATAAGGGTGTAACTTATCGTATGCCCGCTCCGTTGGCTAATCGCTTCTTGCATTTGGAAATGCGTGTAGACTGGGAAGACTACAGTTTTTGGGCTACAGAAAATCGTATTCATAAAGACGTTGTTGGCTTTTTGACATTCTCTAAAAAGGACTTGTACGATTTTGATCCAAAAAGTTCAAGTCGTGCATTTGCTACTCCACGTAGCTGGACATTTGTAAGCGAATTGCTTGAAGATGACGATACTGATGAAAACACACTGACTGACTTGATCTCTGGAGCAGTTGGTGAAGGCCTTGCTATTAAGTTTATGGCGCACCGCAAGGTTGCTAGCAAGATGCCAAATCCAACTGATATTTTGACTGGCAAAGTTAAAAAGATGGATTCAAAAGAGATTTCTGCAATGTATTCATTAGCTGTTAGTTTGTGCTATGAACTTAAAGATTCTAGCGACAAGAATGCTAAAAATTGGAACGATCAAGTTAACTGTTTCTTTGAATTCATTATGAATAACTTTGAAACTGAATTGGTTATTATGAGTACTAAACTTGCTCTTACCCAATACAATTTGCCTCTGGATCCGGATGAGATTAAATGCTTTGATGATTTCCATGCCAAATTTGGTAAGTATATTTCGGCTGCAACGGAAAAACGTTAAAATAAACCGATTGACACCGCCTTCGGGCGGTGTTATAATATATACTATAGCAACTTAGGAGCAGAACATGCAACACAGTCTAGACCCCGTAGTAGACAAAATTATCGTAGCTCGTGTGGGCTTACTTCTTCGCCATCCATTTTTTGGAAATATGGCAACACGCCTTAAGGTTGTAGACGCCAGCGACTGGTGTAAAACTGCGGCAACTGATGGTCGCAATCTATTTTACAGTCGTTCGTTTTTTGAAACCCTCACTACTAAGCAAGTAGAGTTTGTCGTTGCACACGAAATTCTTCATAACGTTTTTGACCATATGGGCCGACGTGAAGGACGCGATGCACGTATTTTTAATATTGCCGCAGACTATTGTGTTAACGGACAATTGATTCGTGACCGTATTGGAGAACAGCCTCCAGAAATTAAAATCTTTCATGATCCAAAACATTATGGTAAGAGTGCAGAACAAGTATATGACGAGATTTATGACAGCATGGACGAACAAGAACTTGCCGCATTAGGCGAGTTACTTGACGAACATATTGACTGGGAAAAAGATCCTAAAGACGGAGAAAGCCGTCCGCAATATACAAAAGAAGAACTTAAACAAATCCGTGATGAAATCCGTGAAGCTACTATGCAGGCTGCAAATGCGGCTGGTGCAGGTAATACCCCGGCCAATATTGCACGTATGATTAAGGAACTTACAGAACCTAAAATGAATTGGCGTGAATTGTTGCGTCAACAAATTCAAAGTTTAATTAAAAACGATTACACTTTTGCACGTCCAAGTCGCAAAGGTCAAATGTCAGGTGCTATTTTGCCTGGTATGAAATTTGACGAAACAATTGATGTTGCTATTGCTATTGACATGAGTGGTTCTATTGGAGATGATCAAGCAAAAGACTTTATTAGTGAAGTCAAAGGCATTATGGACGAGTACAAAGACTATAAAATTAAATTATGGTGTTTTGATACCAAAGTATATAACGAACAAGACTTTGACGGATACAGCGGTGAAGATATTCTCAATTACGAAGTTAAAGGCGGCGGCGGCACAGACTTTGATGCCAATTGGGAATACATGAAGAAATACGATATCAATCCTAAAAAGTTTATCATGTTTACTGATGGATATCCTTGGGACTCATGGGGTGATGAAAATTACTGCGATACGCTATTCATTATTCACGGAAATGATTCTATTGTTCCACCATTTGGTTCTCACGCTTATTACGAGTTTAAATAAGAGAGTGAGATGGCAATAAAAAATGGTAAACCAAATCCTCTAAATTTGTTGGATCTAAGGAGAGTGGACTTTCCCGCTCACCATTTCTATTACATGACTGTACCCAAGTACAATCCCACTTATGTAAAAACAATAGATAGTTGGATCTTCAATAACTTGAACGGCAGATATTATGTTGGGCAAGGTATTGAGCTAGATTCAACTAACTCTATCATCTATGTCACAAAAGTTGGATTTGAGCAAGAAAAAGAGATTAGTTTTTTCTTGCTCGCATATTCAAATCTGTAACTCCTAAAATATAATACGGCTATATAATAACGACATCACAATGTCGTTATTAAGGAGATACTATGACTGAACAAACTAAAGAACAAGTCCAGGAAACTGCGCCAGAAACCGCACAAGCACCTGACAACGATTTAACAATTAATGATCTAAACTCTATGAAGCAGATCATCGACATCGCAAGTTCACGCGGTGCATTTAAGGCAAACGAAATGGAAGCTGTTGGTAAGGTTTATAATAAATTATCAAACTTCTTAGCTCAAGTAGCCGCAAAAGGACAACAAACAAATGGTTGATTTAAAACACGTAGCTAGGTTTATTGATTCTGGCAGAAAGTGTTTAGTAGCATATAGAACACTTCCTGGCGATGCATATAGCTGCCTAGTAATCCCAACAGAAAATTTACCAGAATCACAACACGATGCACTTATTAGCATTGTCGAGTCTTCTGCTGCTCAATCGGCAAATGAATTTGCAGAAGTTCTTGCACGTCAGCAATTCCCAGATGGTAGCATTATGCTTGCCGCATTACACACCCAAGGTAAATTGATTAAAGTTGCAACTGATGCAATTGAAATGATTCCAAACTTTTCTGCCAAAGTAAGATTAGATAAGTTAAACATTATCATTGCTGAACAGCGTAATGTTGCAGTTGACGATTTAGCAATCAAACCACCAGGTGGAAAATCTACTCAACTTGCTGAAGTGGTAGAGATTGCAACAGTAAATGAAGTTCCATCAGTTGCTCCAAAGGTTGATGCTACTGCGCCGGTTGAAGGAGATACGCCAGAGATCGTTGCCAAACGTTATCGCAGTCAAGCAGATAAGTTGGCAAAAGAAGCTGCACAATTTCGTAGACTAGCAGAGGACTTGGTACCGACTAAGAAAAAATGACATCCAAGAAACTTTCAAAGGATGTTATTGAACGATGGCCCGAAGTATTTGAAGGGATACAGTTAAATGTAGTTCCCTTAAAATACTTACACTCTATTCAGATACATTTTAAAGATAAGAAGACCTGGGACATTGATATTTCTTCTAAAAAAGAAGAAATGACTTGGCAAGATGTTGAGAAAAATATTCACGAATTATTTGCACAATATCAAGACGAAATTGAAAATGTAGATTTTAAACTTAATACTGAAAAATTAAAAAGTGATATAATCCAAGGTACTTCAAAATTCCTTAAGAAAAGAAAATTATAATGAAAGTTAAATTAATATCATCAAGTAAAGCCAGTAGAGAAATGGTAAATGAAGGTATTTACGATGCACAAGAGCTTATTGCCTTTTGTGCAAGAGTAAGTAACCCAGCTAATCAATTCAATACAGAAACTAGTGAGAAATTAATCAACTATCTAATCAAGCATCAACATTGGAGTCCGCTCGAAATGGTAAGTGCTTGTTTAGAAATTGAAACCACACGTGATATTGCAAGGCAAATTTTAAGACACCGTAGTTTTAGTTTCCAAGAGTTCAGTCAACGCTATGCGGATCCTACTAAAGACTTGGACTTTGTCATACGTGAGGCACGTCTGCAAGATACAACAAATCGTCAAAATTCTGTTGTAACTGATGACGTTGAATTGCAAGCGTGGTGGGATGCCAAGCAAAAGTTTATTATTGAAACTGTTAAACAAACATACGCAGAAGCTATTTCTAAAGGTATTGCTAAAGAACAGGCTCGTGCTATTTTACCAGAAGGTAATACAGTAAGTCGCTTGTACATGAACGGTACTTTGCGTAGTTGGATTCACTTTATTGAATTGCGAAGTGCAAACGGCACACAGTTAGAACATCAGCTGGTTGCTCGCGAGTGCGGACGAGTCATTGCAGAAGTGTTTCCAATGGCATCAAACCATATTAATTAGTTGTAAGAGTTATCGCCGGGCCACAGAGGCAACTTTGTTCCCGGCGACCTTTTGGGTATTTTACTGTCAGCACTACTTACACAACTAGAAGTAATGCATGATTTAGGACCATCAAATAAGTTAAATCCAGTTTCAATATTGCCTAATGGAGCGTCATGACAACTATAGCTACGTTTGATACTGCCGTCAGGTTCACGTATAATAATACTACGGTATCCGCTTGAACATTCCCAATCTTTAAATTTATTAAAGTTAAATGCATTAAATCGTTCAGCTTGATCCATGTACCAAACTTTTTTATTTTTGTCCACAAACTCTACTTGAAAGTGTTGCGGGATAGTATCTTGTGAATATATAGGATCTGGAACTTTCTTAAATGTGGGTTCTGGTCTAACTACTAACTTAGCTTCTGCTGCCTTTGCTTCTGTATAGCCACGTTGCGGCATTCCGTTGTGTAATACTTTAAGCATTTCTGGAGTATACCCATCAACTACACGACTAGCAGTGGGATCACTTTGAGGCTTTAATGTTACATTAATTCCACGATTGTGAAAGTATAATGCGTTCTCATAATCTTTATCAAACCATTCAGGAACCATTACCATGTTAATAGTTACTTGAACATCATGTTGCTGACATAATTCTAATTTATCAGCAAACTCACTCATTTTTTCTTTAGTATTAACGTGTTCAGTATGCAGGCTAGCAGTGATACTTGCTCTATGAAATTTACTAACTGCCTTACAATATTCATCTCGATGCCATGCTAAACTACGACTCATATTCGTTGTCATATGTACACTAGTATAGTTTGTGTTTTCTGAATCATTGTTTAAGTGATTCAAAATGTCAATATAACCAGGATGAAACGTGGGTTCGCCGCCACTTAAACTAAAATGGAAACTATTAAATCCTCGGTCACGAGCTTGACGTTTAATCTCGTCAACAGTCTTTAAACACAGCTCAGTTGGTCTATGATCTTTTTTATCGCTTCGTGCGTAAGGCCAGCAGTAACTACACTTATAATTACAGAATCTGCCTAACAGCCAACTTACTGTGAATAAGTCTCTATAAAGCATTGTACGTTGTCCAACACGTACTATATCGTCATAGGGTATTTGTGTAAAGTCGTATGCAGATGTTTTTAAATCACTCATTAAGATTGAATCCACATAACTTTGGGTTTTGTTTCTACAGCATTTTCAAACACTTTCATGTCAACGTGTCTAGCCATAACAGCTTCATATTTGCTTTTATCAGAACTTTTGGGAGCGCATAGTCCACAACCACAAGTGTGTTTGGGACATATAATTGTTGGCATTGTACCAGCTTTTAAATGCTCTTCTAATTCTTTTAGAATTTTGTCGCCTTCGCTTAACTTACCAATTGGTC